GAGTTACGGCAACTGCAGAAGGGTTTATATGGCGTATAAATTTTGTCAATCCGACTGCTACCATTCCAGACTTCTGTGCAATACCTTTTACCCAAGCTGGATTTTTACCCATTGAAGCAAGTTCGTCTGGTGACTGAAGGCCATTGAGCAACTTATATCCTGCCTCGTCAGCTTCTCTTGACACACCCTGTCCTAATTCTTCAACTGCATTTCTTGTATCAGAAATATTCTCAGCCATCTCTTTAGCTGTCTTTGTAGGAATCTTCTTAGGAAGTCTGAGGAGTTTGCTGTATGCTCCTGCACCACCGATAAAGTTCAGTGGATCAACTAGGAGTTCTATACCACCCATAACTCCCCACGGAAGGTCAGTAAGTGCAAGCCGTTCCTCTCTTGAGAGGGGACGCTTTCTGCTTTCATCAATCTTATCCTGTCTGTCAGAAGTAAATTTATCTACATCTACACCAGCCCATTGAGACATAGGCATCTCGCCACCAAACCACGCAGGCATTGATTCCTTATAACCTGGTGGGAGTTGACCTTCTTCATAACCACCAAATGCTCTCTGAGCACCGAGTGATCCCCAGATAAACGGAAGCTGTATAGGTCGTATGAACTCTCCGTATGCCCCCATAACCTTACCAAAGGCATCGAAAGCCCTGCTAAGTGTTCCTGGGTCTGCCCCTACATCTACAGTCTCTGTAATAGGTCGGTCAGGTTTGACCGTTTGCTGTTCTTTTTCTATCTCATCGGAAACATTCTGAGCTATACGACTGGATCGTATCTCTTCCTGCATACGTATGAGGTTCTGAATATCAGACATTGACTGCCTGACACTTGTAAATTTATATGGGCTTTGCTGAGTCATACTACCTTCTCATCGCAAGAAGTCGTGGTACCTGATAGGAAGGAGTCACACCAGGTGTCACACCAAACGCTGTCATCCTTGTCTGCTCAGGACTGAACCCTGCAATCTGCTGTAATGCCTGAGATATGGCAAGTCTTTCAGGATCAGAACCTGAGAGAAAACCAGTTGTAGGTATATTTTCCCCACCCCACATCTGTCTCAGTCTCAACTGCTCAGGAGTCATACCCTCTGGAAGAAGCTGTGTCTGAAGGGCCTGAACTGGGGTTGTAGGATCACCTGCGTACAGTCCAAGGGCTTCTTCTTCCCCCACACTTGGAGTCAGACCCTGAAATGCCATAGAAGGAGCAATCTGCTGAGGCTGTGGTGTTCCGAGTAGCTGTGCTATACCACCCAGCCCCATCTGCTCCATAATACGCATAGCTGCAGCAGCACGTGGATTCTGCAATATCGTCTGATACTGACCCAACCGCCTTCCTTCAGCAGACTGCCTCATTCCTTCAATTCGTGCATTTTCCTGAAGAAGCAACTGGGTTTCTGGGCTTATTTCAGTTCTATTTATAGTAACAATACCACCAGTTTCAGGATCAAGTGTTCTATAGGGAACCTGAACAGTTCGTATTGCCCAGTTAGGAACTCCCTGTCCAGACTGGACAGTAGCCCACGCATCCTGAAGCTCCTGTGAATCCCACTGTCCCTGAATAGAAGTTCCGTCCATATCAGTTCCTGGTAAACCACCAGCCCCTGGCATTGGAGGAATTGGTGGCATGGGAGTTCCGTCTCCATCGGTAGTTGTTGTATCAGTTGTTACATCAAGGACTGGTAATGTAATTGGCTCACCATCTTCTTGTGCCTGCAATATCTGGTCATCAGTCATTTCTGTAGTAATACGTGGAGTGCCTGATGGAGCATAAGAAGTTCCTGCATCCGTCGGAACCTGACCCCCAGGGAACATCATCTCTATTTCTTCAGGACTAAGCCCTTGTATTTCAGACTGAAGGATAGGCTGAACTTCTTTTTTTGGTGCAGCTAACTCTGACCCTGGCATAAACTCTGTAGCCCCAGGGGTTCCCAGCCTGTACCTTCTGGCATTTTCCAGCCATTTATCCTCAGCATCTTCCTGAGCACGTTTATCTTTCCCATCTTTCATAGTAAGTGACCATCTCATACCTGTATCTGGGTTAACGATATTACTTGGAGCATTCTGGAAAATATATGTATCCTCTATATCCTTCTGGGCATCGAATCTCTTCTTATAATCAGGACTCGTCAGTTGACCTGCCTTTGCACCTTCTGCCTGAATTGAATCAGATATGAAATTCCCCTGTGCATCAAAAATCTGATCCTGAGAATACTTCTTTTGTGCATCTCTGCTCATACCTGCAACTTTTGATATAGCATTCTGAGCCTCTAACTGTTTCTTAAATTCTTCCACCGCAGATCGTTCGCTAGCCACGGGGTCAAAAAGAAATCCACTCGGTAAAAATGAACCTGCCCTTCCGACAAATCGGCTTTTTGGTATAGGCTGAGGTTGTGCAATTGCACTAGTACCCTTTATTCCCGATCCACTCGTAGAACCCATATCTATAGCACTAGACCACCTTGGAAGAGTTCCTGAAGATACTGAAGATGATCCAGTTACTGGGCCTCCAGCCTCATAGCCTCCACGTGGAGGAGCAGTTACGTTACCACCGCCCCCGTTCGTTACTTTATTGATAGCAGCAAGAGACTGGGAAATATCTGGAGATTTCACTGCACTGGGGTTTATATCGCTTACACTCCCAGATGCCACATATCCTGGCATATCCCACTGTTCACCGTATCCATTTTTATTGAGTGATCTGACTGCCATAGGTTTCCTCCTGAAGCTGCTGAAGCACAGAATCCACGATATCTTTTTCTGGTACGCCGTTTATGCTGTTTGGTGCCCGTTTTGGGGTAACAATCCTGTTGAATATCCCGTCCTGCTGACGCCCGATAAGTTCAACCGCCATCTCGACAGGTGCGAGCATCTGATCCATCTGTGTTTCTCTTGGCATACTTACCTCACTGTCTCACCAGAGGGCATACCCTGTGCACCGCCACCTGGTGTTCCTAATCTGCTTCCGAGGGCATCGACACCGCCCATATTGTCAGGGTAGACCGAGGGTTCTCCCTGATTTGCTGCGATACGTGCCCTCTGTGTATTTGCTTCTCCTAGTCGTGGAAGCTGCGTTCCCCCGATATTCATAGAGCCGATATTTGGTGATGCGCCAGCACCGCCTGGTTCTATTGCTTCAGCCATCTGACCCTGCAGGTTGAGCCTGCTCATCAGGAGCTGAATCTGTGACTGGAGGAACTCAGGTGATTCAAGCAGGAGTTCTGCCTTGATCTGCATCTGTTCTTCCAGTGGGTTGATAACACCGCTTCGTGTCTGTGCTGTGTACTTTGAGATAATCCCTGCGCTGTGCAGTCTGAGGGCGAGGAGTGCTTCCCGTTCCCGTTCTTCGGGGGCTTCTGCCTTGATCTGCACGATATTTTCGTAGTATCCGCGAATATCTTCTGGCCCTATTGACTGGTCGAAGTTATGAATATCGCTCCGTGCGTGGACAGTCACCCGTCCCATGAGTTTATTTTCGACAAGCATAGCGAACTTACTGTTTGCCTGCTCGACGCTGTGACGGATTCCGTCGGCAACTCCCTGAAACACGAGTCTTCCCATACCTGCGAGCACAGATATAGCGAAACCTGTTGACACGCCACGAGGCCTGACGCCTCTGATAACGTTCGGGAACGTCGCCTGTTCTATCATATTTTCGACAAGGTTCAGTTGATTATTGAGATCGGGTGGTACCTGAACCATAGGGCTTGGCCTAACATCAACGCCAGGTGGGATGATGTTCTTACCTGCGAACATTTCGTAGTTCTCTGCTGCTTCTTCGGCCTGTTGTCTTGGCCCTGCGAAGTCGAGTGTTCTGTACGCTGTTGTTCTGACGATAGCACCCATCTGTGTGATAAGTCGTGCTTCTTCGTCGAGGAGTGAGTGAACTGGTTTGAGTATTCCTGTATACCTTTCCTGTGGTGCGCCATCTTCAAAGGTATAGGAGTGCATAGGTATAACGGGGGTATAGGGCATAAATCCGTAGCCGTGTTTCTTCGGGCCGTAGACAAATTCGTTATCTGCGATATAGGCAACCCAGTCTTCGTCCCAGTATTCGATCCACTGTGCTATCTGCCCTGATTCTTTCTTTGTTGTCCATTCTGGGTAGCGACGCTGCAGTTCCCTGACGCCTCTCTGGCTGAACTCTATAGCCCATTTGACTCGTGTTTTTGAGTCGTCCCACACGAGGTTTCGTGGGTTGACTGTTGAGACGATAAAGGGAAAGGCGATATCACGCCTGTCCATAAAGTCGGAGAGTGCTTCCTTGTAGGCAGCTTCGTCTTCGTAATCATCAAGAACAGGAGCTTCGGGCCATCTGTCGGGATCGAACATGACCTTGAGCCACGATATGCCGTAGAGGAAGGCCTGTCTGACAGATGTTCTGAGGACGGGCTGCTTGACTGATGCCCAGACTCCCTGGTAGAACTTCTTGAGTCGTTCGGCACGTGCTCGGCTTCGTGCTGACGAGGGAATGTCGATAGCAAGGTTATTGACATCAACGTGATCGGTACCGACATTGACGATAGCAGTAGCGGTTGAGGGCCAGACAGGATCAATCCCTTCTGGGTGGGGGACTGTTCGTCTTCCTGTGTAGAAGTCTTCTTCTGTAGCGCACTGCTGATGAAATGTTCCGTAGTAGAGTTGAGACTCACGAAAGAGTGAGAGTATTTCATCTATTGTGGGGGGATTACCTGCTTCGCCACTTTCCTGGTAGCCAGGAATCCATTTCCCATCTGTTCTGTCAGGTGACATTGTTACCATGATTACACCCCTGCTAAGTCTATACGCTCCTGTATTCGGTCAAGCCTTCGTTCTCGCATCATACGTGCCCCCCTGCTGTTCTTTGCAGCCTGTCCAGAGGCGACATCATCTGATGTAGGTGCGTAGCGCATTGACCTCATTCTCAT